AATGTTGTTCCCGGTGGTGGCGGTGGTGGCGGTGGTCGTGGAGTATCAACGGCGAGCCGGTCAGCGGTAGCAGCGGCCGCACGAGTCGAAGGAGTTTTCGACCCATCGGCATTTCGCCGGGCCGATGAAGCGAGTATGCGCCCAATCATCAATTTAAATGTTACCGGTGCCATTGATCCCGAAGGTACAGCGCGAACAATTGTGGACAATTTAAACAATTCCTTTTATCGCGGCGGCGGTGGCGGTGCCAATAGTTTGGTGGCGTTATGAGCATTTTTAATCCAGTTTGGCGGGTCACAATCAATGGTGTGCAATACCAAACGGTTATTTTGGCCAATCTAACAATCACATCCGGGCGCACAAACATTTACGAACAAGCCAATGCCGGTTACATCAATCTTGAAATTATCAATTTAGATCAAGCACTTATCAGCATCGAAATAAACAATTCCATCACCGTTGAATTGCAGGATTCGACATCCACATTTGTGCCGATCTTTGGTGGCTCCATTGTAGACATTGGCGTGTCGGTGGCTGAAGTTGGAAGTGTTGGATTTGCTCAACGGGTTTCCATTATCGCACTCGGTGCATTAGCCAGATTGCCAAAGGCTCTTACCGATGGTGTTTTAACTCAAGATTTTGATGGCGACCAGATTGAATCAATTTTGCGCGAAGTCTTGTTCGGCTCTTGGCAAGAGGTACCGGGGGCATTAACTTGGGCAACTTATGATCCGGCAACGCAATGGCAGACGGCCGAAAATAGCGGCTTAGGCCAGATCGATCAGCCCGGCAATTATGAGCTGACGGCCAGATCATCGGATGTCACCGATGTTTATTCGCTGGTGAGTGCTTTGGCGACATCCGGGCTTGGCTACATTTACGAGGATGCAATCGGGCGCATTAGTTACGCGGATTCCACACATCGAACAAGTTATTTGGCAGCCAATGGGTATGTGGATCTATCTGCCAATCACGCCATTGCAAACGGTTTGAAAATCCAAAGCCGATCCGGGGATGTCCGAAATACGATCACGCTCAATTACGGATCATCCAGTCAGGTCAGCGCAACGGATTCGGCATCGGTGGGAGTTTATGGCCAATTGGCGCAGATTTTCCAAACCACAATTGTTGGCGAAGTAGATGCCCAAGACCAAGCCAATTTTTATTTGGATTTAAGAGCTTACCCACGATTCAATTTCAACGACATTGTTTATGAGCTAACCAATCCGGAGCTTGATAATGGCGATCGGGATTCGCTGATAAATGTGTTCATGGGAATGCCGGTCAATGTGGCCGATCTGCCGCTGAACATGAATTCGGGCGATTACTTGGGTTTCGTTGAAGGCTGGACATTCAAGGCGCGTTACAATCAAGTAAGCGTGTCGTTGAATTTGTCACCGATCAGCTTCTCATTGCAAGCAATGCGATGGAATGATGTACCGATCACAGAACAATGGAGCACAATCAATCCAACTTTGGATTGGATCAATGCCACGATCGTGGCGTAAGGAGCAAAAATGGCAAATCCGACAACGAACTATGGCTGGCAAATGCCAACGCCGACCGACTTAGTTACTGACCTGCCCGCAGACTTTGAAGTCTTTGGTCAAGCGGTAGACACATCACTCTTAGGCTTAAAAGGTGGCACGACTGGACAAGTCTTATCCAAGACATCAGGAACAGACATGGCGTTCACATGGGCTACTGATGCCAGTGGAATACCAGCAACAATCGTTGATGCAAAAGGTGACATCATCGCGGCAACCGCAGCCGATGCAGTTTCGCGCCTTGCGGTCGGGGCAAACGACACAGTCCTTACGGCAGATAGTGCAACGGCAACGGGATTAAAGTGGGCAGCAAGTGGTGGAATGACATTATTGAGCACTACCACAATGAGTGGTTCAGCCACAACGATTTCTTCAATTTCGGGTTCTTACATCAATTTACTTTTAATTTTAGATAATTATAGATGGAGCACTTCCAATTCTTATTTAACAATCAAACTGAATGGCTCTAACGCAGGTAATTGTTTTCAGGTGAATACCACAGGTACTACGACTTTCGCGGCGGTGTCGACAGGTTATGCCGGTTCCAATAGGTTTTTTCCGCATTACGATAACCTTGTTACATCTACCCAGCCGGTCTCGATGGCTATGCTATTTTCAAGGTATGCAACGAGCGACACCATCAAAGCGATGACTTACTCAGGTTTATTTTATTCAACCGACCGAAGCGAATTAAGAGCAATGTCAGGCGGCGGCGGGTTTAGTTCAACCGCTGCAATTACATCAATCGAAATTTCAAACAACGCTTCAAACAATGCAACCACTGGAACCGCCTACCTCTACGGAGTGAAATAATGATTAAGCCAATAGTAAGAATACACAATTCTCAAACCGATGAAATCATCGACCGCGAAATGAACGCGGAAGAGTTCGCACAGTATGAGGAAAATCAAGCGGCAGAACTCTTACGCCAAGCCGAAGCCGAAGCATCCGCCACGCAAAAGGCGGCACTACTGGCAAGGCTAGGCATTACGGCAGATGAAGCAAAGTTACTAATCGGCTGATGATTTATCCGCAAGGCACAAGAGCCGCGATGATCGAAGTGGCGTTGGCTGAAGTCGGCACCGTAGAAACTGGCGAGAATTTGACCGAGTACGGAAAGCACATGAAGGCCAATGGGCTGCCGTGGTGTGGCTCATTTTTGAATTGGTGCGCCGATCAAGCTGGTGTGGATGTGCCAAATGTGGTTTCGACACGAATTGGCGCGGGTGCTTTCAAAAAACAAAAGCGATGGCACATCGAGCCAAAGATAGGTGATTTTGTGTTTTTCGATTTCGTGATCGATGATGAAACAAAGATCCATCACGCGGGCTTAGTCATCCGGGCATCATCCAAACAAATCGTGACGATTGAAGGCAACACCAGCGACAAAAGCGACCAACGAAACGGCGGCGCGGTTATGGTTAAGCAACGGCAATTGGGAGCACGATCATTTGTGGTGGGGTATGGCCGACCGGTTTACATCCCATTTGATGGCGAGCTACCAGATCGACCAAAAGGAGCGAAAAAATGAAACACAAAATAATCAGCGCGGGGATGTCTTACATAAGAGCTGCATTCGCCGCGGTTGTCGCACTCGCAATGTCCGGGATAACGGATCCGAAAGTCTTGGCCAACGCCTTTGTTGCTGGACTACTTGGGCCGATACTAAAGGCGGTAGATCCAAAGCAGAGCGAGTACGGGGTAGGCTCAAAATGAGTTGGGCCTTACAAATCAAAACGACCAATAACACCAAATACAAAATTGATGTTGTGAACAATTCACTTGGCCTACTCGCAACGGTTCAGCCGGGCGCGGTATGGATGTCCGAGCCATTGACGGATCCAAACAACGCCAACGCATTGCGCTTTTATGAAACGGAAAATGTTTGGTACATGCAAGGCGGGATCAGCGCGGGGCCAGATGCTGGAGTTTATGTGGACAAAGGTTGGGAATCACCAACAACGATCACGGCCGATTGGGATGCCAACGGTACCAAGTGGACGCAAACAGGCAACGGCGGTTTTGAAATCTTGGCTTGGGATGGCTTTACGGCTGGCGGCTTGGTTGCCGTTACTTTCGGGTCAAGTTAAAAAATGAGTGTGAACGAATGGACGGCTGTTGGTGGACTTGCGTTGGCGATGCTGGCGGCCATCTATTCGTCAATGAGGTTTATCATCCGATCGGTGATGAGAGAACTGGCACCGAACTCGGGATCGAGTATCAAGGATCAAGTTACACGCATCGAAGCCAGATTGGATTATCTTTACACACAGCTCATTGACAAAAATCAAGGATAGACACGCCGCGAATTGAGCGTAATCGTTGTATTTGTCGGGTATGGGTGACACTCTTGGTTTGGGAGCTGAATCACAGTTTCCAGAAATCGGGAGCTTTCAAATGAATGAATTATCGATCGTGTTAATTATGAGCATCGCACTCGTTTTGAGTTGTCTAATGTGTTATGCCGTAGGATTTAAAGAAGGCCGGCGCGAAGGTTTTACAGCGGGCCGATCAATCACACGCCAAATCAGATCCAGCCAAAACGGTGAAATCTAATGGCGTTTATGGACGATTACGAAGGAAACAAAGATCGCACTAATCGTTGGATTAAGACATTTCCCGAAGGTCGATTGGAATGTCAGATAATCGAATTCAATGAGGAAAAAGGCTATGTGCTCGTTCAAGCAAAAGCGTGGCGCAATCAAAGCGAAATACATCCGGCGGGTGTGGATTATGCATACGGCTATTTATCGGCCTATCCAGACAAAATGAAGCGTTGGATGATCGAGGACACTTGCACATCCGCGCTAATGCGGGTCATGGCATTGGTGATTGGTGGCACCGACAAAGCCACAAAAGAAGTGATGAACAGTATAGAAAATTATGATTCTGTTGTCCATCCATACAAAAGAAGCCCAAACGAAAATTCAGAATCCCAACAAATTGCCGATGATGATTTGTGGAATTCGATACCGAGTTACAAAACAGCGGCCGAAGCCGAATTCGCCGGCATTCCATCGTTTGGCTCATCATTTAATCCAGTTGCCGCGACACCGGATGCAGCTCCACAATGTCGGCACGGTTCGAGAGTATGGCGCACCGGTACAGCGGCCAAGACTGGCAAAGATTGGGCAAACTACTCATGCACCGGGCGCAAGCCTGATCAATGCGATCCCATTTGGTATGTGTTTGCAAGTGATGGCACTTGGAAGGTTCAGGTATGAGACTGCCTAATGAGCAAGATCGCGTTGGAATTATGCAATTCATGGAAAAGCATTGGCGCGAACAGATAGCCAAAGACATCGAAAAACTCTTAGACCATCGTGAGGAGTTTTGCGATGATTACGATGAAGCCATAATGAGAGCTGCCGAATGTGTGAGGTTTCCTGATGAGTGAAGTTTTAATCGGAATTTTATTTGGCATAGTGATCGGAAGGTTGTTCGAAATGTGGATCGCACTTCGAGAGGTGAAGGAATGAGACTGCCTAATGTGCGAGACGGTATTGGAATTATGCAATTTACGGAAGGTTATTGGCGCGAGCGCATAGCCAAAGAGATTACGAGTAGTGATTATGACTGCAACAATTATGAAAATACTTGTTGCTGGAAGGACATAGCCGCCGCTATCGCTAGAGGAGAGGTGAAGGAATGAGTGACTACATCGAAGTAATCAATCCGCGGACTAAGATTTGCACACTACTTCAAAACGGCGAACCGGTTGCCGTTTACAAAATGGAGCAATGCGACAAATGCTCATCGCTTTCAAGGTTGGATGAGTTCGGCTACCAAAAAGGCTATGGAAACAACGATCGGATCATTTGGTTTTGTGGGGGTTGCCGATGATCACCAGATCCGATGAATTGGCTTGTTTGTATGCCGCCATCGAACATTGCAACGATCGCACAGCAGATCACCAAAGCCGAGCAGATCGCAACATCAATTGGCTTGGCTATGTCAAACAGATGGCCGAATCAATGGCCGCGGAATGGTTTGTGGCAAAAAGGCTTGGCTATGAGTACACGCCCGGCTCAACTTGGGATAAGTCGGTGGCAGATGTCGGCGATCACATCGAGGTGAAATGGTCGGAGAATCCAGTTAGCGGGCTATGGATTCAAAAGAGTGATCGCGCAGATCGAGACATCGCAATCTTGGTTACTGGTGTATCACCCGAGTTTTACATTCACGGATGGATCCCGGTAGCGAATGCCAAAAAGGATCGTTACTGGATCAGCACACAGCAAAATTGGTGTGTCACACAAGCTAATCTGCAACCGATCGAGACATTACAAAGGAGCAAATATGCACATCCTCTTGTTTGATTGTTCCAGATGCAAGAAAGCATTTGGCAAAGCTTCACAAAAGCACGGACTAACAAAAGGCAATGAACTCACCAAAAATGAGTGGTTTTCGCAATGCTTTGGGTGTCAAGCATTCGGCATCAAGATCGTTGATGAAGCTCGAATCAAGGAGTTATCGTATGAATAGTTATCCACAGGAGTTGTCCACAGGTGGGGATACCTTGTGGGAAACGCCCGGGATCACGCTCAACTATTGCACCTATTTGACACCATCGGTACGCTCCAAACACGCTGGCGAGCCGTCAGGCGTAGCTCGCAAAGCGCGTTTTGTGCTATTGGCCGGGCTATGCGTAACTCTCATTACGGCTAATCTAAATCATTCTTATGCGAAATCGTATTCAATTGATCAGCTTAAGCTGTACGCACACACCAGATTGCTCGACTTTAAAGAGTTTCAATGCTTCAACAAGATCATCACAAAAGAGAGCAAATGGTCATACACGGCTCGCAATAAATCACATTATGGATTAGGCCAGATGCGATCAAAGCATTACGGAACACTTGATCCTTATAGGCAAATCGATCGCACCATTGCCTACATCACCCATCGTTACACCACACCGTGTGAAGCTTGGGCATTTCACCAGCGAAACAATTGGTTTTAAATGAGCCGTAATTGGGATGCTGGATCGACTCGCAAGTGGCGGCGCATTCGCAAAGTGATTTTGAAACGCGATTCTTATTGTTGCCAAAGGTGTGGGCAAACCGAAGGTTCAATGCACATTGATCATGTGGTACCGAAGCGACTTAATGGAAGCGATGATGAGTGGAATTTGATCACATTGTGCCAATTCTGCAATTTATCGAAAGGTGGGCGTTTTTTTGATTTGGACGGGACAC